GAAGGAGCAACAGGGCCGTCACTACATGACGATCAAGGCGAGTTTGTACGAATGAACAGGTGTTCGCTGGCAACGTTGGGCCCGGAAGGCTTCGACACGGCTGCGTACGAGCCCGTGCGTCTAGGCATAGAAGGCCGGTCCGTCGACCTATCCCAACTGGTCGCAGACCTCGCCGCAATCGATGACGCACCCACGCCCGACAAGCCGCCCATCATGCCAAACATCCGAACGGCGTTGCTTCAGCTGGCGCGTGCCATCGTCAACAAGTTCAAGCGTTAACCAGCGTTAAGGAGTGTGTCATGTCCTTGGCTGAAGTCATCCCGCCAAAGACCGAAGGGCGGAGTGAGAAGGGCCAATTCTTAAAGGGTCACTCCGGCTTTGGCGGTGGGCGACCGAAGGGCTCAAGGGTCAAGGTCACCGAGACGGTCTATCGCATCGGTGCGGAGCACTTCGAAGAGAACGCCAGAGAAGCTTTTGACCGGCTGTTCCAGGAAGACGTTGCGACCTACTGCCGGGTCATGGTTGCGCTCGCCACGAAGGAAGACACATCCCGCGTTACAACACCCTTCGACGACATGGCGCGCGAAGAGCTAGCCGACTTCGTGAGGCGCGTCCAAGAGTTGAGGCGCCTCGCGGAAAGCAACCCCGAGATTGCGCGCCTCATGATCGAAGCTCTGCCGGCGAAAACGGGATGAACACGGAGGAACCATCAACCGACCTTGCGCGGTCTTCCTGGCCTCTTTGGACAGTTCTCGCGCGGTGCATAGTCGTGGACACAGTTCGCCATGACTGAAGACGTTCAGAGAGGCTTGGCCTTCATCGACGAATTGCTGGCGGCTGCGAAGGCGAAGCTCGCTCAGTTCAGCCTGGCCGACTACAAGCCATATCCCAAGCAGGCGACCTTTCATCGCCTAGGCGCGACCGTGACCGAGCGCCTGCTTCGAGCGGGCAACAAACAGGGCAAGAGCTACTGCGGCGCGGCCGAGATGGCTATTCATCTGACGGGCCGGTACCCGCAATGGTGGGAAGGCCGTCGCTTCCATGGTCCGATCGAAGCCTGGGCCGCTTGCGAGACGGGCGAGGCGACACGCGACAACCCGCAAGCCATGCTCATGGGGCCGGTGGGCAGGCACGGGACGGGCGCCATCCCTGCGGCCGATATCGTCGACACGAGGCCGGGGCGAGGCGTTGCCGATCTTCTCGACACGGTGATGGTTCGCCACGTCTCGGGCGGAACGTCCATGCTCGGCTTCAAGCACTATGCGCAGGCTCGCGAGGCCTGGCAGGGCACCTCGAAGCACGTCATCTGGTGTGACGAGGAACCGCCCATGGACTTGTACGTCGAAGCCTTGGCTCGCCTCACGGCCACGCGCGGCATCATCTACACGACGTTCACGCCGCTGAAGGGCATGAGCGAAGTCGTGGAGCGTCTCATGCAGCCGGGCAACCCGGACATTGCCGAAGTCGCCATGGGCATCGAAGAGGCCGAACACATCCCCGAGGAAGAACGGGCTCGCATCATCGCCCGCTATCCCGAGCATGAGCGAGAGGCCCGTATCCATGGTGTCCCCGCCCTAGGCTCGGGCCGCGTCTTCCCTGTGTCGGAAGCCTCTATCAAGTGCGACCCGTTCCCGATCCCCGCCCACTACCCGCAGTGGGGCGCTATGGACTTCGGTTGGAACCATCCTTTTGGCGCCGTGCGTCTTGCCTGGGACCGCGACGCGGATTGCATCTATGTGACGGGCGCGTACCGGGCGAAGGAGCAGACGCCGGTCATTCACGCGGCGGCCTTGCGTCCCTGGGGTCAATGGCTGCCCTGGGCCTGGCCCCACGATGGACTGCAGCACGACAAGGGCTCGGGCGATCAGCTGGCGCGGCTCTACAAGGCCCAGGGGCTCAAGATGCATGCCGAGCATGCGACGCACGAGGCGGGCGGGTACGGCACGGAGGCTGGCGTGATGGAGATGCTCGACCGCATGAAGACGGGCCGCCTATTCGTGTTCTCGAATCTGGCCGAATGGTTCGAAGAGTTCCGCCTGTACCATCGCAAGGACGGGCTCATTGTGAAGAACCGCGACGACCTTCTGTCGGCCACGCGCATCGGCGTGATGATGCGCAGGCTTGGCCGCAGTCCAGAGGCGGCATGGCATGCCCCCCACACGGCGAGCCAGGGCGGCTTCGACTATCTGGACGGCGCGCGTCGCGGATCAGGCGCGCAGAGCGACTTCATCCGTCCGTATGCGGACTATGACCCCAATCGCGGTCAAGGCCGTTGGGGTTCGACAAAAGAGGAAATCGACTATGACCCGATGGCGTGAAGCGGAGCGAGCGTCCGCCGAACCTTCGCTGTTTCCGCCGATAATCGGGAGGGTGTCACTGTGTCCCTAGTTCCGGCCCGAGTAGATGTTTCGCTGCCGTACATGAGGCTGCTCCGCGAGCAAGCGGCATTGAAGAAGCAATTGCTGGCCGGCGCTTCCGCCGCTGCGGTCCATGCTCGTCTCGATGCGCTGGACGTGGAGTTGGCCGCATTGAAGGACGCGGACGAACTTTGGTGGAAACAAACGATGCTTGAAGGAGAGTAAATCGATGCGTGTTTCCGTGTACCGGCCGCAACTGCGGGTGCCGGTTTATCAGGCGGCCGAAGTGCCGCAACTCGACGTTTCGTCGGGTGTGATGAAACTGGCCGAAGAGGCCGATCAGTTCGCCAGGCGAGCGCAGTCATCGGCGCTTACGGATGCCGAGTTAGGTATGGCCGAAGACTTCGCCGCGTTGCGCGACGAGCTTCGCACGGTCGATTGGCGCGAGAAGGAGTCGACCTTTGAGAAGAGAGCGGCGGCCATCAGAAAATCGCGGGTGGATGCGAGCCGCGATGGATGGGTGCGTCAACAGGCGACGGAGAGCTACCGGCGTCAGTTCTTGGCGCAGCAAGACCATGTGCGTCAGGACGCTTTCGAGGCGCAGTCATCGTTTGAAGTCGGCCGCATGAATACCGCCTTGGACATGCTGGCGAAGGAGGCGGCCGCAGCGCGTTCGCCTGACGAGCGCCGCATCGCTTTGGAGAACGGGGCCAAGACCGTGGCCAACACCGTGCGGGGCGGGTTTCTCGACGAGGGGCGCGGGGAGTCCATTCTTGCCAAGTTCAGGGGCGATGCGGATTTGTTCACCGGCCGCACGCTGATCGACAAAGACCCATGGGTGGCAAGGCGCACGTTCGGCAGCGCTTCTGCGTGGCAGAAGCTGTTTCCGCACCTCGACCCGCTGCAGGCACAATCGCTGCACAATGCGGCCGATGCCGAAGCGACACGGCGCGAGAACGAGGCGAGAGCGAGGGCCGCCCTCGAGCGCAGCGAGCACTATGAGGAAGCGGCAGGCCTTGCGAAGTCCGACATTCAATCGCGTTTGCAGAGCGGTGCGCCGATTGGGGACGTGGACGCGCAAGCGCGCATTCGCCGGGGCTTCACGGACAAGCAATGGGCGGCCTATCAGGCGGATGCGCAGGAGGCGGATGCGCTCTACAAGGCGACCGGACATTTTCAGACGATGCCCACGGCGCAGTTGCGGGGCGAAGTTGAGAAGCTGAGGCCGAAGGGGGGCGAGGCGGATTACGCCGAACGGTTCAAGGCGTACACGCGGGCCGCGGCGATCGAGAAGCAGATTGTCAGCCAACGCGATAGCGATCCGGTTTCGGCGATGCGCCGTTCGTTCCCTCAGGTGCAAAGCGCGTGGCGTATCTTCGAGGCCAACCCGCATCCGGCGCATTTGCGCGATGCGATTAAGGCGACCGTTGCGGCTCAAGCCTCGGTTGGCATACCGGAGAGCAAGCGGCGCGTTTTATCCGCGCCGATGGTGACGCATTTCGCCGGCCTTCTTTCGGACGCGAATCCCGAGAAGGCGGCGAAGACGTTGCGTGCCATGGCCGATGAGTTCGGTCCGTACTGGTCGAAGGCGTTCGCGCAGGTGTCCCCGAAGCTTGATCCGGCGATGCGCGTTGCGGCCGTGATGGACGATCCCGTCAAGGCATCGATGTTGCTCAACGCTTCGCGTCAGGGCGCAAAGGAACTGCGGCAAGGCTTGGGTGTGAGCACTGACTTGCTCAAGACCGTTGCTCAGGACGACCGCATGCGGGATTTCAGGACGGCGGTGTCTCTGTGGCCGGGCGGCGGCCAATGGGCTGATGCGCTGGTGCAGGCGACCGAGATGCAGGCGCTTTCCTACAAGCAGCAATACGGCATGGCGGACGGCGAGGCGATCGAGGCGGCGATCAAGGACACGTTCACTAACAAGTATCACTTCGGCTATTCCAACAGCCGGCCGTTCATTGCGCCGCGCGAGCGCGACGTGTCGACGGTCGCACGAGGTGCGCGTGAGGTGCTTCGTTCTCTGACCGTTGACGGCTTGACGATGCCCCAGGCGCCGGAGGGGATGGCACTGAACGATTTGAAGGACAGCTTCTTGTCGGCCGTGAAGCGCAACGGCTTTTGGACGAACAGTCCCGACATGTCCGGGCTTACGCTGTTCAGCGAGCGCGGTGTGCCTGTGCTGAAGAACGGCAAGCCTATCGCGCTGAAATGGGACGAACTGGAAGCGATGGGCGACGGCGGGCGCGGGCCGGTGTTCCAGGGCGGGCGCTATGGCTTTGAGCCGGTGCGCTGACGAGATGGTTGCGGCCTATCGCGATGCCGGTTACGTGGG